GCGAGGAAGGGTTCTAAGCATCTACATGATTATTTTGAAAAGTTTTATAATGATATTTTCTTTCCTACTTTAGAAAAGGAAGGTATTACTACAGTACTTCATTTAGGAGATATATTTGATAGTAGAAAATCTATAGATTTACAAACTTTAGAATGGTCTAAAAGAGTTATATTTGAACCACTTAAGAAATATAATGTACAGTCAATTATTGGTAATCATGATTGTTATTATAAGAATACTAATTTTGTAAATTCACCTGAATTATTATTACGTAATTATTCTAATATAAAGGTTTATTCTAAACCAACAGAAATTAAAGTTGATGGTTTAAAAATATTAATGTTACCGTGGATTAATTCTGAGAATTATGATGAGACTAGCAATATGATCAAAAAATCTAAAGCAAAGATTGCTATGGGTCATTTAGAACTTAATGGTTTTAAGGCAACTCGTGGTCATATGATGGAAGATGGAATGGATGTTAATATGTTTGATAAATTTGAGAAAGTTTATTCGGGACATTTTCATACTCGTTCCAATGATGGAAAAATATTTTATTTAGGTAATCCATATGAGATGTTCTGGAATGATGTAAATGATCCTAGAGGATTTCATATATTTGATACGGAAACATTAGAACAGACTCCTGTAAATAATCCATACAGATTGTTTTATAATATTTGGTATGAGGATGAGAATTATAAATTATTCAATGCTACAGAATATAAAGGTAAAGTTGTAAAAGTTATTGTTAAAAAGAAAAGTAATCAGAAATCATTTGAAAAGTTTTTAGATAAGTTATATTCAATAGGAGTACAAGAATTAAAAATAATAGAGAATTTTAATATTCAAGAGAATGAAGATTTTGAAGTAGAGGAAACCGAAAATACCATCTCAATTCTAAATAGATATATCGATGAGTCTGAGATTGATTGTGACAAATCAATCATTAAAGGTATTTTACAGAAGATTTACACAGAAGCTTGTGAGGTTGAATAGTGTTTCTTCTTACACTTAAAGAAAAAGCAGAAGAAGGTGCTTATGCTGTTCAGGATGAGTATGGTGATAAAGTACTGTTTTTATTTGAGAGAGAAGATGATGCTGAAAGGTATGCAATGCAATTACATGAACAAGATGAAGCAGAGATGGCAATAATAGAAGTTGATGGGAAGGTTGCAATTAAGACGTGTAAGGTGTATAATTACAAGTACGCTGTGATTACACCTAACGACATTGTGATACCTCCTAGAGTGAATGATAACATTTCAGAAAATTAGATGGAAAAACTTCCTATCTACAGGCAATCAATATACGGAAGTTAATTTTCAAGAACATCATACCAATTTAATTGTTGGTACAAATGGTGCAGGTAAGAGTACTGTATTAGATGCTCTTACTTTTGCTTTGTTTAATAAACCTTTTCGTAAAATTAATAAAGGGCAGTTAACAAATGCAAGTAATGAAAGAGATTGTATGGTTGAGGTTGAGTTTTCTATCAACAGCAGGGAGTATATAATTCGTAGAGGTATTAAACCCAATATATTTGATATTGAGGTTAATGGAGTTCCTTTGAATAAGGAAGCAGATGATCGTGCTAGACAAAAAATTCTTGAAGAAACTGTTTTAAAATTAAATTATAAATCTTTTACTCAAATTGTGATCTTAGGTAGCAGCACTTTTGTTCCTTTCATGCAATTGACAGGCACTAATCGTAGGGAGGTTATTGAAGATCTTTTAGATATTAGAATTTTTTCTGCAATGAATAATATTCTTAGAGATAAATTGAAAGATAAAAAAAATATTATTAAATCATTAGATCTTAAAAAAGAAAATCTAACTGATAAAGTGACTATGCAAAATAAATTTATTAGTGAAATAGAAAAGAGAGGGTATGATCAAATAGATTCTAATAAAGAAAAAATAAAAATATTGGGTATTGAAAATGATACTCATATGGAAATGAATGATGTTATAAAAGGTAATATTGATGATGTTATAAAAGAGCAAGAAGAAGTTACAGATGCTGGAAGTAAGTTAGTGAAACTTAATAATCTTAAAGGTAAAATTACTCAAAAAGTATCTACGATTACGAAAGAGCATAAGTTTTTCACAGAAAATACAGTATGCCCTACCTGTACTCAACCAATAGAAGAATCATTTAGGTTAAATAAAATTGCTGACGTTCAAAATAAAGCAAAGGATCTCAAGAAAGGTTTTCAGGAACTGGAAGAGACCATTAAATTAGAACAAGATCGAGAACGTCAGTTTAACAAATTAACTAAGGAGATTACTAAACTCAACAATGACATTTCTCAAAACAATACTCGAATCAGTGTCAACCAAAAACAAATCAGAGACTTTGAAGAAGAAGTTCAAACTATTACCACTCAACTTAAAAACAGAAATACTGAGCATGAGAAATTAGCAGAGTTTAAAACAAATCTTAAAAATACTACAGAAGACATAGCAACAAAAAAACAAGAAATCATACATCATGATTTCGCATATTCCTTACTCAAGGATGATGGTGTAAAAACTAAAATTATTAAAAAGTATCTTCCTTTTATTAATCAGCAAGTTAATCGCTATCTACAGAAGATGGAGTTTTATATTAATTTTAAACTTAATGAAGAATTTAGTGAAAGTATAGAATCACCGATTCACGAAGACTTTTCATATGCTTCATTCAGTGAAGGTGAGAAGATGAGGATTGATTTAGCATTACTCTTTACATGGAGAGAAGTTGCTAGGGTTAAGAATTCTGTGAATACAAATCTTCTTATCATGGATGAGGTATTTGATAGTTCTCTAGATAGTATGGGTACAGATGAATTTCTTAAAATCATCCGTTTTATAATTAAAGATGCAAACATATTTGTAATATCCCATAAGGCAGACCTTCATGACAAATTTCAAAGTGTCATAAAGTTTGATAAAGTTAGAGGATTTTCTAGTATAGTGTCAAAAGAGGTACAAGAATTATGAATACCCCAAATTGGCAGCATCACTCTAAGAAGGATGCTAAACGAAAACTTAAACCACAGGCACTACGTGCTGCAAAAGAAAGACGCAGACAGTTGATAAACCGTCTATTGAACCCCACCAAGCGTGGGGTTTCGTCGTATAATAGGTTCAACAACAAAGGACAACGATGCCAGTTAATCACGAAATTAAATCACAACTTGCAAAACTCCTTGCAACTGAAGACCTTATAGTAGAGCATAGAAATGTAGAAACTGCTCAGTTCAATGTACGCACTAGAGTTTTAACATTACCAAATTGGGACTATGCTAGTGATAATGTATTTGATTCTTTGGTAGCACATGAAGTTGGACATGCTCTTTACACACCTGATAGGGATTGGTGGTTAGAAGGATATAAAATGTCACCCCAGTTTCTTAATATTGCTGAAGATGTTAGAATTGAGAAATTAATGAAAAGAAGGTACGCTGGTATTGCCAAAACCTTCTATAGAGGGTATAATGAATTGAATAACCAAGATTTCTTTGAATTAGATGATAAAGATCTTGATACTCTTAACCTTGCTGATAGGGTTAATTTATATTTCAAGATTGGTTCGTTCGTTGATATCTCTTTTTCACCTATTGAAACTCCGATTGTCGATTTAATTAAAGATGCAGAAACGTTTGATGAAACCTTATCCGCAGCAGAAGCGTTATATAATTTCTGCAAGCAGGAACAGAAATCCAATCAGGAAACTAAACAAGTTTCTGGGAAAATTGTTGGGGAAAGTTCCACCAGCAGTGTGGAAGATGATGTTGATCTTGACTATAATCCTAGTTCTGATTCAGAGTCTGGGTCTGATCCTCAAGGTTCTGGGATGGATGATGTTGATAGCGATATTGATAATAGTAATTCCGATCCTAGTAATCCTGTAGGTGGTACAAGTGGTACAAATGAACCAATAGCACAAACTGCTGATTCTCTTAGTGAAGCATTAAAAAATCTTAATAATAAAAATGATACTCGTGAAAATACTTATGTAGAACTTCCTGAGTTAGATTTGAATAGAATTGTAATCAATAATGATGTAATACATAATGAGATTGATCTTCACTGGGCTTCTGAAATAGAAAGATTTGCTGAAAGGAGAGAACAATTTCATCATCTTCCCGAAGATATATTTGGAGAAGTTGATTTTGAGTATGCAAAGTTTAAAAGAGATTCTCAAAAAGAAGTTAATTACCTAGTTAAAGAGTTTGAGTGTAAGAAGTCTGCTAGTGCATATGCTCGTGCTACTACTGCCAAAACAGGAGTTCTTAATACATCAAAACTTCATACTTACAAATATAATGAAGATCTTTTTAAGAAAATAACTGTATTACCTGATGGTAAGAATCATGGATTGGTATTTGTGCTTGATTGGTCTGGATCAATGGCACAAGTAATGGAAGATACTATTAAGCAATTATACCATTTACTATGGTTCTGTAAGAAAGTTCAAATTCCTTTTGAGGTTTATGCATTTACTAATGATTGTCCATTTGTTAATGATGATAAAACTGGTGTAAGATTACCTGCATATGATAAAGAAGATTATGTTGCTTTAGTGGAAGAAACATTTTCTTTAATGAACTTATTTACTAGTGATGTTAGAGGTAATGTTTTAGAAGAGCAAATGAAAAGTGTTTTTCGTATTGCATGTTCATTTCATTATAACAGTTGGGTTAATTATACAATTCCTATGGGAATGAATCTTTCTGGAACACCTTTAAATGAATCTTTGATTGCTTTACATAAAATTATTCCAACATTTCAGAAAAAGTATAATGTGGAAAAAGTTCAGTGTGTAATTCTTACTGATGGTGAAGGTGCTCCTCTAAGGTATAGTAAGAAATTTCATCGCCATTGGGATGGTGAAGATGGATTCATGGGAAGTAATCAGATTGATGATAGATCTATTATTCGTAATAGAAAAACTGGATATAGTTATTCTCTTCATGGTCTTTGTTATTGGGCAGGTGTAACCAATGTTCTTTTGAAAGATTTACGTCAGTCTTTCCCTAATACTAATTTTATTGGTATTCGTCTTATTGGTGGTAGAGATGCTAATCCCTTTATTCGCATTTATTCTGAATATGAAGATCGTGATAAATTGATGGCAGATTGGAAAAAACATAAGGCAATTAATATTAAGACTTCTGGGTATCATTCTTATTTTGGTTTATCTTCTAGTGCTTTAGCAAATGATGATGAATTTGAAGTTAAGGATGATGCAACAAAAGCACAAATTAAAAGGGCATTTTTCAAAAGTCTTAAAAATAAGAAAATGAATAAGAAAATATTAAGTGAGTTTGTAGAACTTGTTGCTTGATAAATAATTTCAAAGATACAAATAGAGTTATGTCACATTTTGGAGATTTACTTGGTGGGAAGATTGCATCTACACCAGCACCTGCTGCTACACCTCCTGTGGTAGAGGAACTACCAAAAGTAAAAAAAGAAGCAGCAGCAGTAAGTCCTCCTACTGTAGTGTCTGAATTAACAGCACCACCTTTAAAGGAACAACTTTATAAAAAATCTAAAGTTGAATTAGAGAAGATTGGTAGGGGAATTGGCATTGAATTGGATAGAAGGCAAAGTCATTCTAAGTTAGTAGTTCAACTGCAAGCAGAGTTAGAAAAAAATAAAGTTACATTGGACTAGGACACTTGATAAACTGACTACTGGGGGTTCTATACCCCCTTTTTTATTGCTATACTACGTACATAAATAAATCACCCATTACATCATGACTTTTGAACTTAAGATGACAGAACAACAAGCAGTTGATGGATTAAGAAGTACATATGGATCCGAATTTACTGCTGCTGATGTTAAAGCATTTTGTGCCATGAATGACATTGGTTATTCAACAGTTACTAAGAAGATACAGAAATATAAAGTATCTAAAGGAAAGTGGAATCTTGAAGTAACCACAAAAGCAGTAGAAAATATTGAAAAGTCTTTTAATGCTCCTGCTGTAGAACCATCTATAGAGCAAAATTTAGTTCCTGAAAAAGATGACACATTTGTTAAATTCGGATCGTTTGGAGATGTTAAAAAAATTATACAAAGCAGGATTTTTTATCCTACTTTTATTACTGGTCTATCTGGAAATGGTAAGACCTTCTCTGTAGAGCAAGCATGTGCTCAACTTAAGAGAGAACTTATTCGTGTAAACATTACTATTGAAACAGATGAAGATGATCTTATTGGCGGTTTCCGTCTTGTTGATGG